CCAGACAAGATGTCATCCTAACAATGTTCGGAGAAATGCTCGAAGTCGTTACCGCAGACAATGGAAGACCACAGTTGACATCGAAACTACCAGACTGTCACTTTAAGAGACACTTAGAATCAAACAGCGTAATAATGTTTTCATTGGTTCCAATACGAAATGCGAATGGAATGAGTGTGATTGGTTGCTTGTCTGTAGAGTGGTGTTCTTGGGTCAAAGCAGATGCCGTTGTAGAAGAAGATATAATTCCAATGGTAAAAGAAAAACGAAGATATATCGAGGCTGAGTTGGCTGCTCAGACTACATAAGTATATGGCAAAGAAAAAAAGATATTCCGACTTAGACCTAGACTTCATCACCCACCCAGTGAGCGGAGACATATCATTCAAATATGATGCAGAAGCGGTGAAGAGGTCTGTACGAAATTTAGTCTTTATGGGGATACACGAAAAACCTTTTCATCCAGAAATTAGGTCAGAAGTTAGAAACTTACTTTTTGAAAATTTTACTCCTATTATTGGTTTCGAAATTGAAAAAGAAATAGAAGATATTTTAAGAGACAATGAACCAAGAGCAAAGGTAGATGAGGTATTGGTCAATCAAAGAGACGACAACAATGCACTAGATGTAACAATTCGTTTTCGAGTAATTGGTATGCCTGATGAAAGAATCGAACTAGAATTGCCTCTAGAGAGGATACGATAATGGCTGACAAATTTAACGCAAAACTTTCTGTTTCGGAATTGGATTTTGATTCAATCAAGGCCAATCTAAAAGCATATCTTTCAACACAAGAACAATTTAAAGATATCAATTTCGAAGGTTCGGGCATCAATATCCTGATGGATTTACTTGCCTATAACACTCACTACCAAGGGTTCTATACAAATATGGTAGCGAACGAAATGTTCTTGGACAGTGCAGTTCGAAGAGATTCTATTGTTTCTTTGGCAAAACATCTTGGATATACTCCGAGGTCAAGAACTGCTCCAACGGCAACTGTAGATGTATACACACCCACAGGTGTATCCTTAACAGACACCATTGATATGGGAACAATTATTAAGGGAACTCAAGGAGCAGAGAGTTATGATTTTTCTGTAATGAATACCACAGGATATACTTTGGATAGTGATGGCGCAACCTATGCACCAGTGACACTGAAACAAGGTAAAATCGAAACTCTTTCTTATATTTTTGACGACAGAACCAATGCAAAATATGTAATTCCTTCTGTTGCAGATACATCAACACTTACTGTTCGCGTTCAAACATCCACAGATGATAACACTGGATATACTGATGCTTGGACTCTTGCTACCGATTTGAACACCGTAGCAAAAACCGACAGAGCATTTCATATTCAAGAAATAGATGATGGTGAATTTGAAGTGTACTTTGGTGATAATATAGTAGGAAAGAAACCAGACAACGGTAACATAATTATTCTACAATATTTAAACACAAAAGGCCCAGAGGGAAATAATATTGGAACATCAGATAAAGAAGGTGGAAGAGTATTTAGTTACGAAGGCTCAGTTGTAAAGGTAAAATCTGCCGCCTCTGGTGGTGCAGATGCAGAGTCAACTAAGTCAATTAAATACTATGCACCAAAAACTTATTCTGCACAAGATAGGTCAGTAACTTCAAAGGATTACGAAGCATTAGTGATTCGTGATTATGCTGACATTGAATCTGTTTATGTTTGGGGTGGAGAAGACAACGACCCACCAGAGTATGGAAAGGTTTTCTTGTCCATCAAGCCACTAAGTGGTCTTACCATTGACGAAACGAAGAAACAAGAAATTATTGAGGACATCATCAAGAAAAGTAACGTGGTGACTGTTCGACCAGAAATTATTGACCCAGATTATTTGTTCCTTATGGTAGAAAGTAAACTTGTCTATGACAAAAGTCTTACTGTACTTGGAAAAGAATCTATTATGGGTTTAGTTAGAGGTTCAATTATTGATTATATCGATAATGATTTAGAAAAGTTTGACAAGGATTTATACTTTTCAAAACTAACAAGATTAATGGATGAAGCAAGTACTTCTTTGGTAGGAAACGACACAACTATTAAACTACAAAGAAGATTCGAACCCAGACTCAACGCAACAGCAAACTACAAAATTGAGTTTGGAAATCCTTTATACCATCCACACGATGGTCATATGGCTGGGGTTGTTCGTAGTACTGGTGTTCGATATAAAGACGATTCGGATACTGTATTTACTGGATATCTCGAAGATGACGGATATGGAAAAATTCAAATGTGGAAGGTTGGATTAAATGGAGTAAAGACTCTCGTCTACTACGGAACTACCGCAGTTGGAACTATAGATTATGATACAGGCACAATAGAGTTAAACAATTTTAGACCTATTGGATTTATTCGTGATGCTAACATCAAAATCAATGCACAATTAGATGAGAAAAATGTATTTGCGTCTAGAAGTAGAATACTAACCATTGATAAAAATGACCCAGATGCCATTGTTCTTTCCATTCAAGATAAGCAAAGCACAACAACACGCGGTGGTGGTGGAACACGCGGTAGTGGTAGTGGTGGTGGTGGTGGCGGTTCAATGGGTGGTGGTGGTGGTAGAGGATACTAAGGGGTAACGAATGAGTTTACTATTAATACTCAATTCATCCAGCACATCAGTTGCAACAACACTACCTGATTTACCTAAAAAATCAGATAGCATAGTGTCTGTATCTTCTTTAATTGCAGAACAACTTCCAAATTTTGTTAGACAAGACCATACGAGAATAACTGAATTTCTTGAAGCATATTATGAGTGGATGGAACAAACAAATGGAACCCTATACAGTACATTTGTTCTTCAAGATTACTCTGACATAGACACAAGTCTAAGTTCGTTTATTGGTCACTTTCGAAATCAATACTTAGAAAATTTTCCTGTTGAACTTGCATACGACCAAGCATCAAAAACACCAGTAGATAATAAGAGACTGGTAAAAAGAATTAAAGAATTCTATAGAGCAAAGGGGACAGAAAAAGCCTATAAACTACTCTTTCGAATTCTTCACGATGCAGAGATTATAGATTTCTATTATCCCCAAGTTGATGTAATTAAACCATCCACAGGTAAATGGATTACTGATAAATCAATAAAAGTGTCATTTACGAATGACGAGATTTGGAATATTATAGACAAATCAATAACACAAAAAACAGAAAGTGGAGTTTTTGTAGCAAGTGCTATTGTACGAGATATCAAAAAATACAACACACCGAATGCAAGTGTCGCAGAGTTATACATTGATAATATTAATGGCGAGTTTAGAACAGACAGAGTTACAATTGATGTTGGTGGAGTCACAGCATCCTTCACAGAAAGTGTATATCCAGTAATTAAAGATATAGTGCCTTTCTTAACAAAAGGCCCTACTGGTGCAACACAATCAGGTGCGTATTATGCAGTTGGTGAAAAAATTACAGTATTAACTGGAACTGGTGGAGAGGGAGCAGTCGGAGAAATTGCGGCAGTTAATGGACAGGGTGGAATAGAAAACATTAAAATGTTGAATTCTGGAATTGGCTATCGAACCAACGATACATTTACGTTTCGAATAGACACAGTGTCAGGGACAGGAGCAGGACTTACTGCTACCATTGGAGCAGTCACCCAATATCCTGGCTACTATTTTGGTTCGGACGGACAGCCAAGTTCAAATAAAAAATTATTCGATAACCGATTCTATCAAGATTTTTCATATGAAATCAAAACAAACATAGCACTCGACACATACAAAAAAGAAATATTAAATCTTATCCATCCAGCAGGAACAAAACTCTTCAATCAAATGCTGATGAAAAATGTGCATAGTATAGAAAATAGATGGAAATCAAAAGCAAAAAAATTAGAAACATCTGTTCTTGGACACTACACACCATACACATTTAATACAACACAAAATCTAAGACACAACTCCAACGGCGTTGATTGTTATACCTTTGGATATAATCCCAGCAATCCACTTGCACCTGAAGGTGCAACCCTTGCTACGACACACGGGCATACTGCGGATGGTGCAAGAGCAGGACAATGGTACGGACAAGTTTATAATAACCACGCAGGAAGAACTGCACAAAGTGATGTCTATGTGGCAGGGAATACATTTTCCTTCTTTGGTGGAGGAACTATGGCGGGGTCAATTTCTGGTGGTACTTGGGCAGCAGGTTCAGATACACAAGCAGTAACAGGACCTATGTTCGAAGGAAGTCAAGGTGTGTTTCTAATTACAGGAATTGATGGAGGACCGTCAGGTGCATCTGCGTCATATACTTTCGTGGGAACTGCTGATGCGGGTGCGTTCACTCGCAATGGTTCATATTGGGTCATTTATCCTCATCCAAATATAAGAGGACTAACAGGAGCCACATCAGGATGCAAATTCTCAGGAGTTGCACTGGAAGGCTTCTTCTATATTGATGTGAGTGGTAATACTTCTGGTATAGATACTATAGAACAATACTTTACTATGGGACGAAACATAAATGTTCCATATACAGGTGTATAAAATTAACATATATAATATACTCTACGAGGAAAAAGTATGGCAGTAACAGGCGACAATTCAACATTCAAAGCAAGTTTCAGAAGGCACATAGTTGATTCTATGGTTTCGAAATTTGATTTCAATTCCAAAGATAAATACTTTTTGTTTGTCGGTAAAGTTGATGGTTGGACTGCGGGTGGAACATTTGGTGCTATTGCTGATAATCGGGCTTCAGACCTAGAAGTTACCAGAAACATTGTTGGAATGAAGCACATTGATGCCAACTCCGTATTTCGAATGATTCCTCGATATGACTGGACAGCAAATATAATCTACACTCCGTATAGCGATAGTATAGATATGGCTGGTGCTACTGGTTATGTTATGACTAGTAGATATAATGTATATAAATGTATGTCTAATAATGGACAGGTTGCATCTGCTGTTGAACCGACAGGAACAAAAACATCGGGAATGATTACCACATCGGATGGTTATGTATGGAAATATATGTACACCATTCCAGAACCGTATCGTTACTATATTGATTCACAATATATTCCTGTAAGTAAACTAAGAACAAAAGGTACTTCTCTCGAAACACAAAATCAATGGGCAACTCAGACAAATGCAGTTCGGGGTGGAATTGAAAGTATTCTGATAACACAGGACGGTGGTCAATATTCATCTTCACTTGTACATCCTTCTGGTTTTGAAGGGACAAGCACATTAGTCGGAGCCGCCGCTGGCTCAACACAGATGAATGTTAATGTTAAGCGTTTTGGTTCTGCTGGGTTGAATATTGCAGATGATGGTCTGAATGGACTGTCGATTACCATTACTTCTGGTGATGGAGCAGGACAAAGAAGAGTAATTACTGATTACGTTAATGCAACTGGTCTTATTAGTTTTGATAAACCTCTTCTTAAACCAGTCCCAATTGACAGTGTTTATGAAATAGGACCTACAGTAAATATTTACGGAGATGGAGTATCTGCCGAAGCATTTGTTAAACTATTCGATTATGATGTAGATAACCCCACACGCAAAACTATAAAAGAAATAGTTATCACAAATACAGGTAAAGATTATACATTTGCTAATCTTGAATTTTCTCCCGACTCGATATCGGCGACTCAGGCAACACCAACAAGGGCGAATGCTGTAATCTCTCCTCGCGGTGGTCACGGTTCCGACGCGGCAAGCGAATTAAATGCGACAACCTTATTGTTAGTTACTAATATAGACCAAGATGAAGATAGTAAATTCTTCTTGGAAAATGATGTTCGTCAATATGGAATTATCAAGAATCCCATACTCAATGATTTTGGTGCAAACAATCTAGACGTAAATGGATATCCATATCGAATTGCAGGTTCTACTTCCATATTAAACACTTATCTTGAAGTTGCCGCAGGAAGTACTAGTACCTTTTTGTCAGAAAGACAATATACAATTGGCAATTACATTATAGGAAAAGACTCAAAGGCAACTGCAAAGATTCAAGGATGGGGTCCTGCAACGGACAGAAATAGAGGACTTCTTACTATCAGTGATGTGCAGGGGCGATTCGTCGCACCAATTGACTCTACGGGAACAGGAGAGTTTATTACAGAGTTCAGTCAATCGGGAGAGAACTGGGAATTTGATTCCGTCAAAAATAAAGCAACAGTTTCTGCCTTTGATGAAATTTACCAAAACACCACACCTTCTTTCAGATGTACAACTATTCTAGGTGTGTCCGAAGCATACGCAAATCTAACAGCAAATTCGTATGTGATAGACAAAGGAGTAACTGGTGCCAGTGCGGCTGGCTGCACTGGTTGTCCAACTGCAACTGTATTGTCTTGGACACCAAATAAAGGAAGAACAGGTGGTGAGTTGGTTCTTGTTGATGTGAAGGGAACATTCAATACTGGAGATTTCGTAGGAAGTTCTTCCTCCGCCTCCTCAACAACTGTTATAAATAGAATATCTCCGCCTGACGTATACCCAAATAGTGGAGAGGTAATTTATGCACAAAATATGCTACCCATTGAAAAGAATCCAGAACAAAGGGAACAGTATCAGGTAATACTGAAATTCTAAAGGTTGAATAAATGACACTAGACAAATCAAAGTTTAATATTGCACCATACTATGACGATTTTGACGAGACAAAAAAGTTTCTTCAAATCTTGTTCAAGCCTGGTTATTCTATTCAAGCAAGAGAACTGACGCAACTCCAAACTATTCTGAGTAATCAGATTGGTAGAATGGCTGACCACATCTTCGAGAACGGAGATGTGATTCAAGGTGCAGGTATTACTGAGAGGAAAGTCAAGTTTCTTCGTCTAGCCAATGATGCTGGTACAGATTCTGCTACCATTGACATCAACAACTTAATCGGATATGATTTATACTACGACCACACAGTCCTCAGTACAAATGTAAGTGGAACAGACGCAGAAGCAGGAACCACTACCAAAGTTCTTGGTAGAGTAGTTCACGCGGAAGAAGCAACAGGAGATGACCCACACAAAGTTATCTTCTTAGAAATTACCAAAGATAGTAAAGATGAGGCTGATGTTTTTGCAACTGCACAAAGCAATATCAAATGCTCAAATCCCAACATTGATGTCACACTCACAGTTAAGAAAAACGGTCGTGCCGATGCAACAGATGCGTCATCCGTCACAACTCCTGCATCACACGGAGATGCAATTCTTATCTCGATTGAAAAAGGATTGTTCTATGTAGATGGGTACTTCGTAATGAACGACCCACAAACAATTGCAGTATCGGAATTAGACTCCAACAACTTCAGAAAATTCTTCATCACAGACAGAACGGTTTCTGTTGGATTTAGTATCAATCGAAAAACAGATACAGTAAATAGCGATGTTACTCTTCGTGACCCGTCTCAAGGTTCATATAACTACAATGCTCCAGGCGGAGACAGATTTGTAATTGAACTGCTCATCAAGCAAATTCCATATATTTTTGACGAGCAAGGTTATCGAACAGACTTCGATACAGACAACTACTTTGAGTGGGCAAGAATCATTAAAGGTGAAACCTTTAAGAAACTTAAGTATCCTGAATATGCTCAACTTGAAGAGACGCTTGCTCGAAGAACCTATGATGAATCTGGACACTACACCGTACAGCCTTTCGGTTTCGCACCAGAAAAATACGACGATGTATTTGACCCCAATGTAACAGAAAGAACCGACCACTATAATTATTGTGCCTGTGGTATCGAAGCGGGCAAAGCATACGTTCGTGGTTACGAATTTGAACTTCAAAATACAGAGCATCTTGTTGGCAGAAAAGCAAGAACAGAAAAAGTTGTAAACGACTCTGTTATTGACATTGATTGTGGAAACTACGTTCTTGTAGAACATAACTTCGACGGAATGACTCCACTTTTCACTCTTAATGGTGCATTCCAAGACAATACAATGAACCTTGTCGGAGGGTCACCTGAGCCAACATACAAGAAGGTAAATCTTTCTTTTCAAGGCGCAAATGGTGAGCAAATTCCAATCGGTTGTGCAAGAATTACACAGATTGCACTCCACTCTATCAATCAAGGACCAACATCGGTTGGTAGTCTTTATAGAATCTACTTAAGTGAAATTGCTTTCGGTGAAGATGCTGGTTTGGCTGCAAGTGCAAACCTACTCACGATGAAAGATGTTAAGAATATTAGCGACCCACTCACAGGGAAAAAAATATTCACACTTCATATTCCAGCAGGACAAGAAACAAATGATGGCGTTGAGATGCCAGGCTCACAACAGTTAATTTATCAAATACCAGGCGGCGGAGCAATCAAAGAAATCACAGGACTGGACTACCACGTTCAGAGAGACTTTGAACTTTCGTTTACCGACTCAGACGCAAACGGAATCTGGAGAGCAACCGCAACTTCACCATCCTCCAATGCTGAATTCTTAGGTTCAAATGGAGCGACCACTGTAGACGGTATGTCTGTATTGGATGACTTGGTAAATACACAAGAGTATATGGTTTCGATTGATGGATATCTTTTCGATATGAGTCCAAACTCAACTGGTGATTTTGGTGGGAACGGAATTAATGTCGATAGTGGTAACCAAGGGATTACTGTTCTTGTAAATAAACCATCTACACAAACTTGGTCGGGAACAAAGAAAGGTCACCTTGTAACAACTGTAAGAATTAATGCGGATAACGAAGTAAAGGGGCAAGCCTCAACTACCATTCGAAAGAAAGTTCTCAAGCGAAAAACTGTTACCATTACAAACAACTCAAATGCTGATGCATCCACAACAATGTGGAATTCAAAAATTGAAAATGGTTTTGGAATTAATCTAGGTTACCCCGATGTTCTTCGCGTTGAACGGGTTGAAGAAATTGGAACTGGAACAAATCGCACAAAGGACTTTGGTTTCTATAATGGGCAATCAGACTCGTTGTATGACCACGCTTACATCAATCTGTCCCCTTCATATGTCGGCGGTACTGCTGGACAAGCAGGTGCTTGGGATACAGATGGAGCAGGATTTAGAGTTACATTCCTATACTTCGACCAACAACTTTTCGGAGAAGGTAGCGACCATAGTGATTACTCGAATCTTAAATATCCACTCGTCGCAAACTCATATGTACACGGTGACCACGAAGTTGACGAAATCGAAAACGGAGAAGGCATCACACAAGCATTTGGTTCACAAACTACGGGAACAAAAAATGGTACTATTGAACCGATTCCTGCTGCCCAGTCTACCTTCGCACTGATTCCTCCTTACCTTAGTCGAAAGGGCGAAGGCGGTATAAACTTAAATGATGCGATTGACTTCCGACCAATTAAAGTTGGCAAATGGGACGAAAACCATCCAGAGTTTGGAGAGATAAGAGGAACTTGGACACCTGTAGATGGAAGACTTTTCTATGCAGACTTCGTTAAGTATCTGTCGAGAGTTGACAAACTTATCCTAACAAGAGAACGAGAATTCAAACTTCTCACTGGCATTCCAGGCGAAGACCCACAACCACCTTCGCACGATTCAGAAAATGAAATGGCACTGTTTAATGTTCTTTGGCCTGCATTCACATATAGTTGTGACGATGTAAACGCACAGTTAATCGATAATCAGCGTTATACAATGGCAGACATTGGTGACTTGGATGACCGCATCACTGCACTCGAAGAAACTTCACAAGCAACAGATATTGAACAAGAAGCCAAGACTGAAGCAACACAGTTTGGAAATAAATTCACAAATGTAATACAGACTGACAACTTTGTAAATATCACTAAATCAGATATCTTGGCAGATGAATACAATGTGACAATTAATCCCGTAGAAGGATTCATTCGTCCCTCTGAATCTGAAATGAATCTTAACTTGTTTGAGCATAATACACTGGCTACTGACTCTGGTATTACTCAATCTTCAGATAATCTATGGCACCTCACCCCAAGTGCAAATCCAGTTTCCACTGTAAGTAACTTGACAGGTAATGCCGCACTCTATCCAAACCCATTCTCGAAGTCCAACTGGATGGGTGATTTGAGAATGTCTCCATCTGGAGATGATTGGTTTGCTATGCACAAGACAAGCAGGCGAGTGAAACAAACCAAAACATATTGGGTCACTCAAAAGGTTCCTGGCAGTGCAGTAGGATATCCAGGCCACCCACTTCCGAACTATCACTCGGCTGGTAAATATCTTCAGAAGTTCATTACTGGACCAGAGGCTTATGGTGCGGTAGGTGCTTCGCATCTCTGGGATAGAGACGGATACATTGCAAGTATTGGTGGTGTCAATAGTACCAGATATAAGTCTGAAAAAGATGCTTGGGTTCGTAGTGTAATGTCAACGAAATTCCCATTCGATAAATTCCAAAAAGACCCGAAGGGTTACAAGAGATGTAACTACAATTATGGTTGTGTATTCAAATGGAAGCGTGAAGCGTCATACAAAGACACAACTAAGAAGATTAAGAAAACGCAAACGACTTGGAAGACTATTCATAGTAGCAAGAAGGAAAGAGTTCGTCCAAAGGAAATTACTCTTACCGCTACTTATATGAAACCCAATACAAGATTCTGGGTATTCATTGATGGAAAGAGAGCAACAGAAAATTCTCAGTCGGCATCTGGTTATATTGTGTCAGGTTCAAGCACAATGCGTACTGACGCAAAGGGAAATGCATCTGTTAAGATTCAGATTCCAAAAGAAAATCCATATCACGAAGGTGATATACTAATTCGTCTCTCGGACAACAAGCAAAATCTTGCTTCACTTACAACAACTGCCGCAGAAGCGATGTTCGTTGTTGGTGGTGTTGGTAACCAGTCTTTCGCAAACATCAAAACTACTCGACCAATCAGAGCAAAGAGAGATACCGTAACCAAAGAAAGAGTAGTACAAGATGCTGCCTCCTTTACGAAGGGTCAAAATCTTAGCGGAGTTGCAGATTACTTCGACCCCCTTGCACAAATTTTCGAAATTGATGCAGACAAGTATGGTGGTGGTATCTTTGCAACAAGTGTAGATTTGTTCTTCCGTGAAATTGACGGCGACCAACTTGACGACAATAATACTGGTGACCCACTGCCATTCAGTGTTGAACTTCGTCCGTTGTTGAATGACCAACCTCACCCAACAACTGCAATTCCTCTGTCCTTCACTACGAAAGACAGCGGTATGGTTGCAAACAAGACAGGACCAGATACATCGAAGAATAGTAGATTTACTTTCTCTTCGCCAATCTATCTCAACTCTGGTAGGTATGCATTAGTATGCAAAACAAACAGTCAGAATTATGCTCTATGGGGAACTCAATACGGTTCCGCAGGAGTGAGTAGTGACGGAACAGCAACTCTCAGTGATGTAGAAAGACAACCATACGTTGGAGGAACATATCTTCCGCAGAATAATGGTTCACGATTCTTAGACAAAAATCAATCAATTATGTTTAGGTTGAATCGTGCTACATTCCCAACAGGAACTACGCCTAGATTGGTGCTTGAAGGGGCAACAGCAGACGCTCTCAACCAACACGGATTTACGGTTGGTAGTCCAGACTTCCACGAAGCAGTTATTCTTTCACAAGATATGACTTTCCCTAGCACTGAACTGAAGTACTATCTCAATAGTGATGACCCAACAGAAGGAAGAGTTGAAGGTCAACCATTCTTGGACATTGAACTTAGAAGAAGAAATACTTTCGACCTAGAGAATCAAACTGACCAAGCACAAAGACCATTAATTGAAGCAACTCTTTCTACAACAAATGAAAATATCACACCTGTTGTTGATATGGATAGATTGAGTGTTGTTCTTCGCCGACTACAGTTCTCAAACAGCACCGAAAACGAACATATGCCAAAACCACCAAGAGTATATGAAACTCCTGTTGCTCGGTATATTGGAAAAGTTGTGAACTGTGGACACGAAGCAAATGTTGTAAGAGTTTCGTTCGAAGCAATAAGAAAAAGCGGAACCAACTATAAAGTGTACACACGATGCACCACTTCTGATGATACTTCTATCGTTGATAAAGAATGGAAACAGATGTCAGAGGAACTTACAAATGCGGCGATGCCTGCTGATGTAGATGAGTTCTACTCACAGAGATTCTACTATACAAAACCAGTAGGATTCACTGATTTCCAAATCAAGATTGTCCTGACTGGTGACCCAACTGAATCAAAATGGTCATCGATATCAAAACTCAAATCGTTCGCACTTTATGACCCAGAACTCGACACCACTGCTGGTGGAGTTGGTCAAACATATTCCGATGCTAACCAACCAACTGAAGAAGAAACAGGCGGTGAAGGGTGAGATATATTAGAATAGAAGGCGAAGACCATCTCTATAGAGATAAAGATTCTGAAGCAATAATAAATACAAATAGTAATGAATATGAAGAGTTTAAACAGAAGGCGTTGGAAAAAAAAGAGATAAATAACCTGAAGGATGAAGTTTCAGAACTGAAATCTCTTATCAAAGAACTGATTAAGAAGGACTAATAAATGGCAAGTAGTCTCCACTATGTAACACCACTACAACTTTCGGACACATTCAATGAATGGTTTCTGAGAAGTAATAGTCTTATCGATGTTGTCAATAAGATTAACGTATATAATGTAGAAAACGGCTGGGGGTTATCACGATACCGAGGTATTGATGGTACTACTGTCCTTCGTCTCAACATCGGTCAAGGTCAAAATGAATATGATGGCACAGCAGTTGCAGGCGATTACACATATGGACTTCGATTTATTGATGATACTTCTGGTGTCGGTTCTACTAATCCAGACGTATCTGCACAACGAAAAATTCTAACTTTAGACTTTTTGAACCTTCCACAAGGTACAGGTGGTAGTGGTGGATTGGGTAATATTATTAACGGGGAAGATGTGTATGCGGTCGCTTCTTCTGTTGGCGGAACGGGAGCAATCACAAAAGTTAAAGCGGGAAATATGCTCCCATATGGAATTAGTGGCGACCACAGATTCTATGGAAATGTGTACTTCGATGGTAATAACACTGTTATCAATTCAACAGAAGTAAATATTGATGACCTTCATCTAAACCTAGCAACCAGTAATACTGGTGACAGTGGAATTGCCTATCTAAACGATGCAAATCTAGACGGTGCTGGTATTATTATTAAAGGTTCGTCTGGAGACAAAGAATTCATCTATGATTACTATGATGCAGGAAGCACTGCATTTAGTTCTTTCAAGCCAAATATTGACTTGCAGATTTCAACATCATCAAGAATTCTATCAGAAGACAAAACTCTTGACCTAATGGCAATTGTTGATGATAACTTTGATGTTGCATTATCTCAACTTAATGACACAACAAATATCTGGAAGATTCGCAAGAATAATCTTTCAGATGGACAAGGAAGATTAATTTTCTTCCACGAAAATACCGTATCAAGTGTAACTCAAGATGCAATGTCCCTGACTAAAGCAGGAACAATCCAACTTGGTAATGCCGCACTAGACGGTGGATTTACTTCTGGTGGTGTGTATTATGATTCCACCTTCTCATACTTACCAAAATCATATGGTATTCCAACCACAGGTATGAGTGGTGATGTTGCACTTCATTACAAGTGGACAAACAGAAAACTAGTACACCAAACAGCACACGGATTTACTGCGGGAGATGCTCTTAGATTTTTCCCGTATGGTACAACTTATGATAGAGCGTGGAACGCATCCAAAGAATCAGCAGAAGTTGTTGCTATTGTAGAAAGTGATAACGGAGGAAGTGCAGACTCCTTCGTTGCAGTTTACAATGGACTTGTTGATTTGACTGAATGGAATGTAAACGCAAGAGGTGTTGTTCACGGTTGGTCAGCCGGCGATGGAACAACTATGTCAGCAGGACAAGTGTATTTCCTGAGTAATGATGGAGCATCGGGCGGATGGACTGCTGATGAACCAACCACAACTGGTCTTATTAGGAAACCAGTTCTTCTTGCGGTAGGAGAAACAAAAGCACTCTTTATAAATTATCTTGGAAACGAAGTTTCAACTGCCGATATTTCCGCATCAGCAACTGGTGCATATGTGTTCTCTTCGGAAGATGATGGATATCTTGTTAGTACAAACGTAATACCAAATCAAGGGTTTAAGAATAAGATTATTAATGGTGATTTCTCTTTCTGGCAAAGAGCAGAGGATGGAACTGTAAATGGTTCACATACCAAGGGAGCGATTGACTGGGACGGAACAACGGGTACTAGATTCGTAAACGACAGCACCACTCATCAATATACCGCAGATATGTGGATACTTGACACCAGACTAGGAACAAAAGCAGAAGTTCAAAAGTATGGTCACACTGCTGGAACAGACACAAACACCACAGACTCGTACACCACAGAACCAAAACAGTATGTAAGAGTTCTAAACAACAACGATACAGGTGCCAATAAATCATACTTTATGCAGAGAATTGAAGATGTCAAAACTCTTGCACCGAAAACTGGGACAAACTATGTAACTGTTTCATATTGGTCAAGAGGAGTAAGCGCCGCGACACTTCCCGTTTCGTATGTAACACTCCACCAAGTATTTGATGGTAACAGTGGAGCAAATAATATTATTGGCCAGTCTATCAATAATGCAACTGGTGATTATGGTGGAGGGGCGACATTCTGTTTAGGATACGCCTCAGGAACTACTTTACCACTTGGTGTTACTGTCGGAAGTGGCACAAACTGGGCACAAAACACAAATGTGTTTATCATCAACAATCCAGACACGATGATAGAAACTGCCCAGAAAGGTGTAATAACTGGTTCTCACGACTCTGCATATAGTTGGTTAGAATTACGATTTGAAATTCCTCAAACATTTGGTGTGAGCGGCGGAATAGACATATCTAGAGTTCAACTTGAAGGTGGTGACGATGTAACCGACTTCGAACAAAGGCCATTACAGGTAGAAGAACAACTTGTAAATAGATACTACCAAAGACATACCGTTGGGTTTGATGGATACGCACTCGGAGGCGGAACCTTTGGAACATTTACTGATTGGAAAACTACACCGTATCCATATAGCGGTAGTGGTTTACGAGACGATGAGTCTCTAATAAGTAAATGTACAACCGCACTAAATATAAGAAATGCAAACTGTAATGTTGCGGCTACAAATGACGTTCTACAAGCATACGCAGGTAAAGGTTTCCGAGCAGGAAGAACTGGTGCCGCTATAGGTATGGTAGAAATGCTCGGAACATATCACTTCGACTTCAGCATTCAGGATTCATAAGAGAGGCAATAAATGGCTTATAGTGCATTTTCAGGACTAAACTCAGGTAACGCCGGTATCAAACAAACCGTTCGTCAGACGAACGATTTTGCTGTAGGTGATGTTGTTCGTCTAACCGGCAGCGGAACGTATGCGAAAGCACAAGCAAACAGTTCAGAAAATTCTGAAGTTGTTGGTGTTATTGAGGCTTGCTCTTCTAATCAGTTTACTGTAGTATTCGCAGGCGAAGTTAATCTTTCAGAAGCCGCGGGTGACAGAAAACCAGACGAAGGAAAAACATACTTTCTTTCTGCTTCCTTTGCTGGAGAAGTTGATGTAACTCCTCCACTTTCCACAGGAACAATTAAGAAAACAGTATACATCGGAGCATCAAATAACCGAGCAATCATTGTAAACTACCTCGGACTAAAGAATGGTTTTGAAGGTGGTGACCAAGTTTCGCTTACTGGCGTTTCACCAGTCGGTCAAATTATTCCATACGCAGGTGTAATTACAGAAGATTCACAGATTCCTGATGGATGGTTATTGTGCGATGGTGGAGTATTCAACTCAGCAGAGTATCCTGAACTTGCCACTCTTCTCGGAGAGACATACGGACCTTCTAGCGGTACAACATATACTCTCCCCGACTTGCGTGGTAGAACTCCAATTGGTGTGAACCAAAATAATAATGCAATGGACATTAGTGCTTCGGTTACTACACCAAGAGTTCTTGGTCCTAGTTCAACTCCATATGGCGGCGAAGAACGACACTCACTTAGTACTAACGAATTACCATCTCACGACCACCCAGGCAGTACATATCTACTCTTCAAAGATGAGATGGCAAACGAAGGCAACAATACAGATGCCTCAGTAGTTTATCCAGACATATACTATGGACCTTTTGCCGATGCAACGGCTTCGAATAATGCGGGAAGGTCGGAAGCACTTCCTGACACTTCGTCTTTCGCAAGGATTGACCAATCCGCACCAATCGCAAGTAATGACTGGCCCAGTTGGTCTGTCGGTGGTGACGATAGTGACTATGCTCTGATAAACAATCCTATCTCAGTTTCCCCACAAGGTGGTGGTCAAGAACACAACAATATGCA